ACATTAAACGTTATATCACGTTCGCCAATATATTGCGCAAGATAATAACTATGTCGATAATGAATATTATTAGATCCATAAAATTGTTCAATAAAGGGTCTTACATTTGTTGCCTTCCACAATTCTTCTTCCAAAATACTTGTCTCCTCTTCCAATTCACGGAACGCACATTGAATATCAGTCTCAAAAGGGTCACGGCGACCCTTTGGAAATCCCCATTCAGGTGTCTCATAAACAAGTGGCTCTTGCCGGAGAAGATCTGCCAAAGTATAAACAGCACCATTTGGCCCCTCAATTCCAGCACGTAACTCAGCAAGTTTTTGTCTAGATATAATTCTATCGTGAGCATATCTCTGAGATGATTCGGTATCAGACCCCCAAAGCTGATGCCAGATATCCTCAAAGTCCATAGTAAGTAATTTATCACGTTCGATTTTCGTCATTCCCCGTATCTGTTTCCTAATGTATTCTGGCTCAGTAACCTTGTATTTCCCTCTCATAATATCCATAAACCCAAGTGAATCCTTTCTCTGAATCATAAGAACCTGTGGCACAATGTTTGTCATTCCAATTGAACAGGCACCATCTTTACAATATTCGCTATATGGTCCCCACAATGGTTCTGTACTTATCCAGCGAAATACCAAGACGCCATAACTTGATACAGGCTCAATGCACATACGAAATGTATGTCCGGATCCACCGCAATTTGAGCAATTTAATGAGTGTGTAGTTTGATAAAATGCCATGGTTAAAAAACCCCTATAATATACTAATCTATGCGGCTTAGGTGGTTACATTGTGTCTTCACTATGAATAGATAGGATGCACGTTCCACCCGAAGTTTGGGGACCTTTTTTTTGGCACACAATACATATTATTGCTTTAGGGTATCCTCAAGAGCCATCTTATAGTGATAAAAAGGCAGCTAAAGAATATTATGAATCACTCCAAATGCTTATTCCATGTCCAATCTGCCGGCAACACTATGTTTCACATCTCGCAAAGTCACCTATTGGACCGGCCTTAGATAGCAGAAAAGATCTTTTTCGTTGGACAATCGATTTACATAATGATGTTAATGAAATGCTAGGAAAACGTAAATATACTGAAACAGAGGTTATACAATACTATACACGTCTAGGTAAGAGAGCGCGGTCTCCGGTTGTGACCGCACAGGATTTTATGGAGGCTGATCAACAGGCAATGTTAAAAGGTGTTGCTGCAGGTATAGCAGTAACAGCAGTATTAGGGGGGGTACTTTATTTCAATACATCCCGTTTATCCTAAGATATATGTAATGTAAAGTAGGATGCCCGTCTCAGACGAGGAAATATTTCAGGGTCTACAAATTCCTAAACAGGCTGCTAGAACACCAAGGACATCTGGTGTAAAACAAGTTGTCTTAGATGCTAAATTGACAGACGAACAGTTAAAGGCACGTGAAGGTACATATTTTACTGAAAAAGATGTAGATCGTGTCTTTAATGAAGATGTCGATATATACGTAAAAGATTCAGAAGCACCTGGAGGAAAGAAACTTCTTGCGCGTCTACGAAAGAACGTGATTCCTCACGACATCATTGAATTAGCCTGGAAGAATTTTTATAACGCATCGTCAGCATCAAGAAACCGTGGTGCTGCTGCTGGCCCAATTGATTTGAAGAGTAAATATTGGACACGGCGTAAGCCTACGCAGGTTCAAGGTCATTCGGCGCGTTATATGGAAAACGGAAAGGTCAGCAAGATGCGTGTAAACAACAATGTCTTCAGTAGCGTTCTCGGGTATTTTGAGACGACGCCGTTTATGAAGCTTCCTTGTCGCTTAACATCTTATACGCAAAAGTACTTCCAGGAGTTTAAGAATGGAATACCTTACATTCAAGAAATAGACAATTTATTTAAGAAACTTGTCCCCGACCGTTACAAGGCTCAATATAAACAGGCTCACGCAAAACCTGATTTCCAGATTGCGAATACATCATTTTCATCGGTAACAATGAATCGTAATTTCCGTACTGGATTACACATGGACGCTGGAGATTTACGGGCTGGCTTTGGAAATTTATCAGTCATAGAGCGCGGAAAGTATAGAGGGGGGTATACAATCTTTCCTCGATATAAGGTCGGAATCGATTTGAGAACAGGTGATTTTTTGGCAATGGATGTTCACGAGTGGCACTGTAATACTGATATGCATGAGTCGGCAGAGGATAAGAAATTTAACAAGGCATTACCTGAAATTTATAGAAATGATAAGGAAACTGGTACACAGGGAATTGAGAAGCTCTATAGTCGGTTATCATTTGTCTGTTATTTACGTGAAAATCTGATTAAGTGTAATCCAAAAGATTCTAAGGCGTATTACAAGCGAATTGGGTACAATTCTAGAACCGGTATGATGACGCGGAAAAAGAAACGACAATCAGACGAAGAATAACTTACAGGTTAGCAGATGGACGTTAGTCGTGCCCAAGGAATTACAGATGTAATGAAAAATATAACTGGTCTTGGAAAGGCCATTAAGAAGCCGAGTACACTCAAATATATTGCTTCAGGAGAATCCCGGTTACCAGAAGCTGTGGCTGGATCTCAAGTCATTCGTATTCTAATGATAGCTGTTGCCAGCTTATTACTTATTGGAATTATATTACTTTGTGTGGATCAATGGGTCACTCCTATATTTCAGAGAGCACCTGGAGACAATGGCTATATTCCAGTACCCGGCATAGATCCATCTGAACTTTTTTGGCTTAATTCTAAGGGTGTCGCAGATATAACAGTTGGTAGTACAGTGGCTGAGACAGCTGGTACGAAAGCATTATCAACAAATGTCATCGAAAACCAGGGAAATTACAGTATAACAATGGATGTACTTATTAAAGATGAATACCCACAAGCTCTTGGAAATGATGTGAATGGAAGACCTATGACACAGCGTACATTTTTTCTTCTTGGTCCACAGGTATCTGATCCTACATTACAGGTCAGTATTGATAATATGACAAATACATGTATCATAACTCTCGTGGATTCAGATAAAAAACGTCAGAGTATCGAGATTGACAATGTACCTATTCACATACCATTCCGCATTGGGATCTCAAAATCACCTTATATTATGGAAGGATATTTGAATGGTTTATTGGTAAAAACACGACAGCTAAAAACATCAACACGATTACCAAGTACAGGTGACAAGATATATTCACCGGCAAATATTGTAATCAATACCAATGTTGTTTCACAGGGAATTAAGGTACGAAATGTAAGATGCTTCGGATATACTGTACCTTCTAGTGAAATGAAAGGGCGTATGAATGATGGGCTTATGAATCGATCTATATGGTCAGTATAATACTATAAATATAAAAGATATATTCTTTCATCATATATGACGAAAGAATAGATCATTGAAAGAAACTATGGAACAAATAGATGAGTACGGCCTTCTATATACTAGGTACCTTTCTTATAATCTATATAATTGTATATATAATACAATATGCATTAAGTTCTCCTCTTCCATCACGTATAGGTAATGAGACAATTGATCTTTCAATAAACACTCAGGTGATATCAAATGAGGAATTAAAGAAGGCTTGGACATCAACATCTGGTTCGACGCTATTCTTTTACATAAATCCATTTATCAAGGATCGCACATCAGTTTCAGGAAATGAATATGCGAATGCTGTTCAAATTGGCTCAAAACTTAACTTCCAGATTCTCGTCGCCGCTGATGCTGGACGAGGGTATGCAAGTGCTCCAGCGCGCCTACAGGTTTTTTTAAAAAATAAGTCAGATCCAGAATATATTGATATACAGAATTTATCACTACAAAAATGGACTGCTGTAGCCATAGTAAAACAAGGTCGTAAATTCAATATATATATCAACGGTAAACTATCTGTCTCACATCTCTGTGAAGCAATGCCAGATTTTGATCAGACACAGCCTCTCCGAGTAGGAGATATACGTTTAGGAGGAACACTTGCGTTAATGAGCATTTCAGCTTTCCCAGTCAACGTTGACACAGTCACATCCATTGTATCAAATACAAGTTCAACGGATGGAACACCTTATTTATCTTCCGGCTTTGCTTTATTTGTACCACTTCCATCATTTAATGTATCGGTTAATATGTGTCCGGGTGGAAACTGTGATTCAAATAAAGCACTTGGTAACCCTGGTCCACTAGATCAATGGATAAGCCCGTATGCATAAACTATTTGACAACATTAGAATCGGATGGACGGTCTTCGTGGAGCAATTTCTCAAGGCCCTGGATTAGTTATCTTTAGAATGCTATTATTTATTCTTTTAGCATATCTCCTATACTCCCTATACACGTGGCTTAACGGTGGAGCAACAGATTTCAAGGATTATGTCTTGTATAAATCTCCAAATTCTGGACTCCCTGGAAAATCGGATAAAGCCGCGGTGTATACGTCGGCAAATGTCCCTGGAATATATCCTGGTGGCGAATTTTCAGTAAGCACCTGGATTTATGTAAATAACTGGTCTGTAAATAATACAAAGAATAAGGTGTTCTTTACACTCTCTGGAGGAAGCACTGGAACTGGTAACACTGCTTACAAGACACTTGTAATGTATCTTGGAACAAAGCTAAATAAGCTTGGTATTCGTGTAAGCTACGATGATCCTTCAAGTACAGGCTCAACATCTAGCCTCCTAACAAGTGATCAAGTCAATAATATTAAAAATGGCGTAAGTCCTTATAGCGATTCATCATCGGATTTTAAGAAGTGTGACATTGAACAAGTAAATCTACAGAAGTGGGTAAATATCACGGCCGCAGTGGCTGGTCGCACACTCGATATATATATTGATGGAAAGTTATCACGCAGTTGCGTTCTTGATGGAATGTACAAGGTTGATGGTGATAATCCAACGGTTGAAATAGGCGGACAAAGTGGATTTGGAGGATTAATTGGGCTGACGCGTGTAGCAAATTTCGCATATTCTCCGGATCAAGTATACAGGAATTATCTATCAGGACCTTTCGATAATTCATTATGGTCTGTATTAATGAGTTATGTAGATCCATCACAGTATTCTTTCAACGTTCAACGAAATGGGCAGAATGTCATTAGTGCGAGCACGTAAATGAATATAAAAATTTATTTAATGTATGAAAAATAAATAGTCTAAGATATCTATTTTTCATATACTTGGTAGTTAGATAGAATGAATGCTGTAGTACCCACAAACACTGGATCAAGTGGATGGTCACTTACAGGAAATAATGTAACATCACAGGTTTTATCAGGACTTGTTATACTTATTGTATTATATATACTCCTATCTCTAAGTGAATATACATACAACTCGTTTACAAGAATGTTCAAGGATCGCGTAGAGTTATTTCCTGACACATATCCTTCCGGTTCTAGGATGTATACAGCCATTCAGAATCCACAGAATCCGCTTGCAAAGACAGTGAATAAATCAAGTAACCAGGGTTCCGGCGTAGAGTTCAGTTACACTATGTTTGTATATTTGAATAGCAGTACATATTCAAGTGGAGATCATAAACTCTACCATATCTTACACAAGGGATATAATCAGGTATATCCCTTAATGGGACCTGGTATTTTCACCTGGGGTGATAAGAATTCCCTTCGTGTTTATATGAATTGCTATGATACCTGGAATAATTATACAGACATTGATAATATTCCTGTAGATAAGTGGTTCCACTTGGTTGTTTCGTGTAAGGGAACGACCGTTTTTATTCATATTAATGGAAACTTAAAGAGCAAGGTTACCCTAAGTGGTAATACCCCCCCTTACCAAAATTACGGGGATGTCTATGCTTTCAGCACACGAAAATTAACACTGTCAAGCTCTATTACAACATCCCTTGTCAATGATCCTGAATTCAGTGGTGTATCACCTGCTAATACACAACTTGTGTTTGATGGATCCGCAAGTGGTATGATTAGTAGAGTATATTACTTTGCCTACGCATTAACATATACTGAAATTCAATCATTGATGAACGCTGGTCCATCTACCGTAATAAAGGGACCTAATATGAATATATCACCATACTTATCTGATACCTGGTGGACAAATAAGAATGGCCCATAAGCTCTTCGCGCTATAAAATATAGTCTCTTCTTGTTTCACTAGAACAAGAAGAGAGTATGGCAGGGGGTGGATTATATGTTCTTGTGGCCTACGGGTCTCAAAATGTTATTCTCAGTGGAAATCCAGATTTTACCTTCTTTTATATGGTTATTAAGAAATATAGTCATTTTTCATTTGAATCAGTTACGATTCCATTAGAAGGTCCTCAGGAACTTTTCTTTAATCAACCGATTCAATTGAGAGCAAAGATAAAGCGTGTAGGTGATTTACTATCAGATTTATATTTTACATTTACACTTCCGGACATTTATAGTAAATACTTTGATCCAAATTTACTCGGGCCTACACGTGGTAGATCACAGTATGAATTTCAATGGGTCAGATATATAGGTGCTCAAATTATTCAAGAAGCAGCTTTTCTAGTTGGAGGTACGATTATACAACAATTCGATAGTGATTATATTATTGCTACTGCCTTTACTGATCAAGATGAAACACAGTACAATAAATGGCAAGAATTAATTGGCGATGTTCCAGAACTCTATGATCCAGCAAACGGAAGATACTCCGGCGCCGTCGCAAATGCTGTGTCTCGCACACGTGGATTTTATCCAAGTGTTCTATCTGATCCATCAACGGTAGTAGGATATCAGAATAATTTTCCTTCTATACCATCGCGTGATATAACACTCCCCCTTGGATTTTGGTTCTCACAGAGTCCTGGTTTAGCACTACCTCTTGTTGCTCTACAGTATCACGAATGTGAAGTACAACTTACACTTCGCCCGATACAGGATTTATATACGGTTCTAGATCCATCTGGATATCGTATTCGCCCAGAAAATACTGTATCTGGATCAATTGCTCAAGAGCGATCAGGAAATCTGAATTATTCAACAAATACTGAGGAAGGAATGTATATACGAAATTATTTAACTGATTTTGGATATTCTGCTCCAGCCTTAAATACATGGCCCCTCAATCCAAGGCTTCAGGCTACACATATTTATATAACAGATGATGAGCGTCGTACATTTGCTACTAAACCATTGTCTTATGTTATAAGGCAAGTTACGAAATATAAATATTCAGATGTTACCTCAAGACAGCTCGTTGAATTATATACACATAATCCTGTACCTCGTCTTGTAATAGTACCAAGGCGGAGTGATTCAGTGAAGCATTTGAATAATTGGACAAATTATACAAATTGGTGGAGATATCCATCAGCACCCTTTGCTCCGAATTCATCGTCGAGTGGAATTATTGGAGGATATTCTGGAACTAATATGATTGCGATGCAGCC